AATACTCGTACAAAAGAGACAGCGAAGGCTAAACACGCCTCGCGCTCTATATCGGGCAGCGTGGGATCAGGCTCTCCCCGGATGGCAATTAAAGATATACGCGAAAACCTACGGCGTAGGTTAAACGGTGTAGATTAGCTATCCGTCCCGATGCCGTGGGTATAACCTATAAGGATATACATCATGGCTAATTTAGAAGAGGCAGTTACAACAACCCTCTTCGATCAGAGCGACGCGATTGGGGACGAGGTTACACAGCATCACCCCGTTCTCTCGGCTCTCGACGAAGAGGGTAACATCCGTAAGATTTCCGGTGGATATGAGATCCGCAAGACCGTCATGTACAACGATGACGCGCAAGGCGGTTTCTTCTCCGGGTATCAGTCATTCAACCTTAACAGCATCGACGACTTCACAGCGTTCCGATTCGCGGTTAAGCAATGCTATGAGCCGGTAGCTATTTCCGGCCGTGAGCGTCGCGCAAACCGTGATGAGGCTCAGTTGCTCGACCTCGTAGAAGGCAAGATTAAGGCAGCTATCGCTCGTCTTAAAAACACTGTATCGACCTCTCTTCGCGGAGATGGAACCGGTTTCGGTGGTCTTGAATTCGACGGACTCAAGAAGGCTATCTCGACCTCGCCTAGCTCCGGAACCTATGGACAGATCGACCGATCTGCTAACTCATGGGCTCGGAACCTTGCGATCAATACCACGATGACGGCGCTTAACGTTCAAGAGGTTATCTCGGACGCTATCTCGCAAGTTACCCGCGGTGACGAGATGCCTACCCTTGGTATCATGGACAGAACAGCATGGAAGTTTTTGCATAGCTCGCTTACAGCTATTCAGCGAATCCAGGCTCCTACCAAGAAAGCTCAGGGCGGTTTCCGTCTTTTGAATTACGACGGCGTAGACTTCGTTTTCGACGGTGGATACGGATCTAGCGTGCTTGAGACTAACTCTTGTCGTCTCCTCAATACTAAGTATTGGACGATGGAGCAGGTCCGCGACGCTGATTTCAAGCCCCTTGAGAACAAGATGGCGCGACCGATTGATCAGGATGCTTACTTCACGGTTATCCTTCTTGAAGGTAACCTCTGTTGTTCTGCTCCTGCTCTTCAGGCGGTTATTTACGCTTAATTGAAAGGGAGAAGAATATGTCACAGTCAGCAAGTTTCGGAGTTAATTACCTTCGCACATGGACAGGATCGGAAGGTCCTCTTCCGGCAGCCCTTCGCGCTACCGGTAGTTGTCCAGTTGGTGAGTTTGTTTTTGTTCAAGCCGACGGAGCCGTAGACCAATACGGTTTTGTTAAGATTGAACAGGACGGACAAGCCGCTATGCTTACTACCACAAACGCTGGATCTCAGGGTCTTCTTATTGGCGTGGCTCAGGTAGCCGCAGCCGATAACGAGTACCTTTGGGTATGGGTCGGCGGTTTGAACGGTGGCGGAGTTGGAAAGGGAATTAGAGGCAAGGTAGCCGCAAGCTATGTTGCTAAGGCTAACCTCTTTACGACAGCTACCGCGGGCGTAGCCGATGATGCTTCAACGACTAAGATTTCTTACGTTGTAGGTTTGGCGTCAACGACCCCAGCCGCAGCCGTAGAACTTGGTTCGGTAGCTCACGCTAAGGTGAACTAAACAAAAAGGGGAGAGGCTAGTACAGCTCTCCCCTTACTTTTGGGTAATAATATGACGAATTTCGCGGGAACCTTTACAACCACAACTCCGACGATTGCGACCGCTACAAGTACGCAGCTATTAGCCGCGAACGGATTTCGTAAGTTTCTACTGATTCAAAACAACTCGGCCGCAAACATCGCGATCAGTTTCTCAGGTGCTACGCTAACGGGAATAGCTCCTACAGCTACAAACAGAGTTTACGTTTTGCCGTCTACAGCGGGATCCAACGTAGTACGGTTTGATAGTAACGCAGTACCCGGCGGAGCGATTACCGCGTACCAAGCCTCGGGAGCGTCGATCAATACGCTTGTCGTTGTAGAGGGATAGAGATCGGTATATTATAAAAGTATCCTATTTTTATAAGGGGTGCTTATGAGAGATATCGACTTCAACGAGATTATGTACGGACCGGATCCGCGTAAAAAGCCGTTTCACGGCGCAAACGTTAGGTTTTTTAACGACCCAATCCAAAATAAGGCAAAAAGCGAAGCGGCAGGGCGTCCGGTTTTCGACGATATCCCTTCTATTTCTATACAATACCCTGGCATGGATGAGACCGTACGACGGGTAGAGCCGAGAGATATACAAGCGTACGAAGAGGAGTGGAAAGCGTTTCAAGCCGGTAACGAACCGGTACAAAGCGGCTTACCTCTTGTTGAATGGGCTATGGTTACGGGCTCCGTAGTTAAGGAACTGCATTACCTTGGGTTTAAGACGGTAGAGCAATTAGCCGCGGCAAACGATGAGGTGCGACGCAAGCTCGGGCCTCTCGGTAACCTTGTAAAGAAGGCGCAAGATTACATCGACGCAGCCGCTACGCCTCAAGCCGAGGTAGTAAACCTCCGCGAATCGTTAGAGCGCGAAAAGAAGCGGACCTCAAAGCTAGAGGAAATGGTAAACCTTCTTCTCTCTCGAATTAACTCAACCGAAGGAAACAATCTTTCAGTAGGGAAAGTTGTTGCGGATAGTGTGCTCGATGAGGAAGAAATAGACCAGACAACCGAGGCACCGCGACGCGGCAGACCTCGCAAACTAGCGGAGTAATAGTCCTTGGCCGAAGTAACCCTCCTTGAAAACGTACAGAATGTCGCGGACGAGGCGGGTTACACGGTAGCCGCTACGGTGGTCGGATCAACGGATACGACTACTAAACAGCTACTTGCGATTGCAAACCGTATCAACGACGAGATAGCGCAGGAGTACCCGTGGACGCAGCTATACGCGGCCGGAAGTATTACTCTCGTAGCCGGGCAAGCGTCCTACGCTCTACCGTCGGCGTTTAGTTGGTACCATTACGATACGTTTTGGAATCAGTCTACACGGTGGCGGGTACTCGGTCCGATGTCTCCGCAGGAGTACGCAGAGATCAAAGGCTACGGCCTTAATACGACCGTATATAGCCGTTTCCAGCTACGCGGAGTAAGTCAAAACGAGATACTGATATCCCCGACACCGGATGCAGGATCAGCCGGGCAAACTATCATATTTGAATATATGATGGATCGCAGTTGTCGGCCGAAAACCTGGGCACCGGCTACCGCGTTCGGTCCGGGAAGCTATTGCAGCTATAACGGGAACTACTACAAAACCGTATCGGGTGGCACTAGCGGCTATACGCCTCCGACGTGGACAACCGGCAGCGGGAACGATGGCGGCATCGCGTGGGATTATTACAACGGATCTTATACCAAGTTTCTAGCTGATACCGACGTTACCCTATTTAACCCTAAGACCTTAGAGCTAGGGATGTTAGAGCGTTTCGCCGAGATACACGGCCTAACAACCGTACTTCCAAGATATCAAGCCGAAGTAAACAAAGATTTCAGCCGCAACATACCAGGTAAGACAATATGGGCGGGCGGGGAATCTCAAGCTACTCTATTCGCTCGCTCGGGTACGGCTATTTTTGGAACGTGGATTTAAGTTATGGCAAGTTACGCAGAACAACTAGCAGAGTACCAACGACTACGCCAACAAGGGATCAGCGGTCAGCAAGCCGCGGAGATGGTTTGGGGTCCGGGTGGTATTCAGAACCTTCAGAAACAACAACAGAAGGAAGCCGGGCGCGCAGATCAAGCCGCAGCCGTAGGACAAGTAGCGGGCGGGCTCGGTGGATACTACGCAGCGAATAAGGCGTACGATTATTTCTTTCCAGGTAAAGAAGCGGCAGAAGAGACCACAAAAGCGGTTACACAGGGCGCGCAAGGCGTGAGCGGAGCCGGAGCTAGTACGGGCGGTAGCCTACCGCAGCCGACCAGCGCGGCGGAGATGTTCTCTTCTACTCCTAAAAACAACCTCTATACGCCTATTAAGGATCCTTCAGCTCCGGAAGGATTTACCCGCGTAAAGGTAACCAGTCAGGCGGATGGCTCAACCGGCTCGGCATTAGTACCGAGCGAAAGCCTAGCGGATAAGGGATTTCTAGACTCCGTAAATTGGGGCAAGGTCGCGCAAGGCG